GCAATATTTCTGAATCTAAAACAGAAACTACAGTTGCTTCTGAAGAAGTAAATGAAACTATCGGAGAAAGAGAAACAACAGATAGTGGATCAGGAAATGGAAGAACTGAAACAGTTGCTGAAAGAGAAGAAACCCTCGAAGGCCGAGATACTGAGGTGGAGGAAGGCAGGGCTGAAGGAAACACTAGAGTCAGTACTCAAACTATTTCAATAGAATCTATAGAAAAGAAAGTCAATGAAACCCTCAAACGAGTAGATCAAAGACTAATTGCTACTTCCCTCATTGTAGCTAGGGCTATGGAAAGCCCACTTTCTATGGACAATTACGGACAAACCAACAATAATATATTTAATAATCAATTAGTTATTGATGGAGGTAATTATAATGACCAAAGAGAATATGTTGATTTGCGAGATATATATGCTAAGAATCAAAGTGTTTACAACGACTCTATGGCACAACGTCAAACAAACATTCAAAAAAGTGTTGATGAAGTTATAAGAACACAAGAACATCTGAGGAGGATTCGTGGATATTAAAGTAATCACAGGAGCTATTGGTTTAGTTATTACTCTAGGTGGATTGTTTGTCTATCAAGGACAATTAATTCAAAGAGTAGAAGTATTAGAAGCTAGACAGTCAGTAGACATTAAACCCTTGACAGCAGACATCGCTATTAACAAAGCAGAAATAGCAGTATTAAACGCTAAAGTTAATGAGATGAAAGCAAGGTCAGATAATCCTCTATCACAATGATACAAGAAGCACTACTATTGGCGTTGCTAATAGGAGTTGTTATTACTGTTAAACCTGAATTTTTTAATTGGTTTTTTTATAAAATAAAAACTAAATATTTGAAGCCTGAAGTTAGCATCTTCGAGCTTCTAGCTATAGTGTTAATCGTTTTAATTTGTATAAAATTATTAACCTGGAGTTAGTTATGAGTATGAATATTCCTTTCACACAACGTGAAATGAAAATCATAAAAGCTATCAAATCTATTGATAATCAAGCATTGTTTAGAATCAAAGGCAAACTAGAAACTAGACAAGACTATCTATATGGTGGTATAACATGGGATAGTGAATATATTCCTATACCATGGGAACATATACTTGAAAAGATAGATGAAGAAAAAGAAGATAGACAATATTAATCACCCTGCACATTATACAAAGGGTATTGAAACAATCGAGTACATTCGTTCTTGGGAAATGGATTATGTTCGTGGAAACATAATTAAGTATGTTACTCGTTTTCCATATAAAGGTACTCCTGTGCAAGATTTAGAGAAAGCCAAATGGTATCTCGAATACCTCATTAAACAAACAAAGGAATAAGTTTATGGCACTACATAATAATGGTGGCAATTTTACTAATGTGGGGGTAGTTCAACTAGATGATGAAGGCAACATGCTAACTTGCCCTACTTGTGGATCAACCCACATTATAAAACGAGGAAAAGATAAACACATTGTTGGCACACCACAAAGATATGAGTGTAGAGATTGTGGTAAAAAAACAAACAAACCTAAAGTAACTAAAAGATTTGAATTGCAAAATGATTTTACTGATGAGGAAATAGCAACAGAAGATTTAGTTAAGCTAAGAGTTGACACTTTTAACAGAAAAGAAAATAGAGAAAATAACGAAAAGTTTTTAAACATAAAAATAAATGATGATAAACCTATTGGCTTGTATATTATGGGCGACCCTCACATTGATGATGATGGTTGTGATATGCCTTCGGTAATTAGACACTTAAACTGTGTTAATGAAACCGATGGTATGTATGCTTGTAATGTAGGCGATTTACAAAACAACTGGGCTAGAAGAACTAAACTAGAAGGTCTTTGGGCACAGCAAACTACTTCAGCAGAACAAGCCTGGCAGTTAACAGAATGGTTAGTTAAATACACTAACTGGTTATTTATTGTAGCTGGAAACCATGACATGTGGAGTGGAGATGGTGATCCTTTAAAATGGATTACAAGACCACTTAAAACAACTTACCAACCCCACAATATTAGAGTCAAACTAAAACTACCTAAACACAATATAAGAGTAAATTGTTCACATAATTTTAAAGGACACAGTATGTATAATACAGCTCATGGTATTGTTAAACACGCCCTATTCAATTCAAGAGATCATTTATTAATGGCAGGTCACACTCATGTTAGTGGCTATCTGCCAGTTAAAGATGCTGATTCTGAAATCGTTATGCACTGCGTACAAGTAGGCTCATATAAAAAATATGACAACTTTGCTAAGATGTTAAACCTACCCAATAAAATGATGTCGCCCTGTGCAGTAGCAGTATTTAATACAAGATTACCTGACACACACCCTGACTTTATTAAGATATTTTGGGAAGTTGAGGAAGGAGCAGAATACTTAACATTTCTAAGGAAACTAAAATGACAACTAAACTTGTTCTATTACATTGGAAAGATGCTGTAACGCCTACTCAAGGGTGGACAGATATCAATGAACTAGAAACAGAATTAGCTGAATGTGTTTCTGTAGGATTTGTTGTAGAAGAAAATGATGAAACAATTACAATCGTATCTCATATGACAGGAGATAATGAGGGAACTGATATTGATGGTTCATTAGTTTTAGATAAATCGTGGATTAAACATCGTGAAGATTTAGTAATCCCATACACGCCTGATTTTGATATAACAGGCACAATTCAATCTTGGTTGGAGAAAAAAAATGCCTAAGAAAATAGATAAAGAAAAAGAACAAGCCTTTATAGATGCTTTTTGCGAGGGAGATACTGCTGGTAATGCAACTCAGTCTGCCATTAAAGCTGGGTGGTCTAAAGATAAAAGCCCAAGACAGCAAGGAGCTTATCTTAAAAAGAAATATACAAAAGAGATAAGAGAAAAGAATGAGGAGAGAATAACCTCAACTTCAGGCATGGCCATATCAGTATTACAGGATCTATTAAGATCAGAACAAGATGCTGTCAGATTAAATACAGCTAAGTTGATTCTTGAGCTTGGAAACTTCTCGCAACAAACTATTAATCTAAATGTAGATAACACCAATCAAAAATCTGATGATGAGTTGATAGCTGAGTTAAACACTTTGATGCAAACTATCCCTAATTTTGCTCCAAAGATGAAAGGATATGCAGAAATGAAAGAAGAATCAGATCAAATTGATTCTAACGATCAAATTGATACCGAGAAGCGTGTTGTAAATTAGGCATGACTGGTTGCCTATGGACACCCATAAAAATGGATTTTTGGGGTATATATGGAAGCCGATTTTAAATAAAATCTTCTAATTTGCCTGTTTTTACCAGTATTGGAGTTTTTTCACCCATATAAGCAGAAGTGATATTAAACGAAATATATTCGTAGGCATCTTCATATGACATTTGATCTCTTGTTGTTAATATTTTAGCAATCTTATCAATATCATAAATTAATTTCTGCTCAACAGATTCTTCAACACCTATTATGGCATCATCAAACCCATCTATTTTTAATAACTCATCACCAATCATATTTTGTATCATGATATAATCCTTTTTCAGGTTTTTTTTGTAGTTTCCTGACCTTGACCTCAGACTCTTTAAAAGAAACTGTTTCAGGTAATCTCTTAGACTCGGCAACTACTTTCCTTATTGCATCTTTTTCATCGGTTGCTTTAGTGCAACCACTAAAGACTACTGTACAGCGATACAAATAGTAATTGTTTTTCATGTATCACCTAATTCACTAAGTTTTCTTTTGTATTCTTGCCCAAGCTCATCTCTAAACTCAGGTATATCTCTAACATATTCTTGAGCAAAAGTATTCCCCCAGTTTTTTAAATCAGACATAGTACTTATAGTGTTTAGTTCTCTAACTATTTTATTAAAAGCCCTTTGGGTATATTCTTTTCTTCTTTCCTTTACAAGCATCTCTTGTTTTTCTATGTAATCATCTCCTTTTTCTACAAGAAATAGTTTTAAAGCATTAGAACAACACCAGGGATACTGACCACTACTATAAGGATCATCTCCTGTATCATGTCTTTCTAAAAGTTTTATCTGATCTCTTGTAAACATACCTGTAATTTCATTCTCTCTTAAAAATTCTCTTTTGGTTTTATTTGTTCTACTCATGAATCCCCCAGTTTTTCTAATGCAGATTGCTCTACCTCTATTAGATGTTTTATTAGTTCTTTATAATCTTTTTTAATCTTCATATACACTCCTTTTTTTAATCCCATAATAGCCGACCTTGAAAAGTCTGACCACACAAATATCCCATCATGACAATGTAAACACTTATCTACACTATCCTGGAACACCACCTGTCCTGTTCCATTACAAAAGAAACAAGTAGTATCGGTAAATAATTCTATAATTCCTGTATGTGCTATCTTTTTAATAAAATAATCAGGTAACTCATGTTCATTTTTAAGAAAAGACTCAGCATATTTAATCAAGTCATGTGTTGCTGATTCATCTTCTAAATACTTTCCCATTAAAATATTAAGCTCGGCTTTAACAAGATTAGCATAGGATAGTATAGTAGATACTTCTTGTGGTGTTATGGAGTCATGCGACTTGCCACTCCCAATACTGCCCATGTCTAATGACTTCGGTAGTAAAATGGTAAGTAAATCTAGTTTCATTATTTTCTCCAAATACGATACTGTAATGGCTTACCAATTTCTTTTACTTGCCTAAAAGATAAAGGTATTTTTTCTTCCCAAGCCCTATGCCTGACTGCGTCAACCACTCGATAGTCATCAGTAAGGAAACTTTGTCCTGACTTCATATTATATAATACATCAAAATACTCAGAATATTTGCTACTACCTCTAACTGGTAGATTGTCTTCTATCTCTATCATGCTCTCCTCCACTGTATAAATTTATTAAATGCTATATCTTTTTTAGTCGTTTCAGCTACAGTTATTTTCTCCATATGTTTATGTAAACTTTTTGCTGGATCTTTTGTTTTAATAGTTCCATCTCCCAGGAGTACCTCTAATGCTTGTTTTAAATTACTAATAACATGGTAGTTTGGGCTAAATCTTTTAGTTAAAATATCCATTTCTAATGTATATTGGTTTTCTTTATCAGTAATTAATTTTAAAAGAGTGATCTTTCTGTTATAAGAACAAATCAAATCCACAGTATAAGAGTGAGAATCAACCCTCATAACTTTTACTTCTTTTTCTTTTAGATATTTTATAATCTTATTTAATCTCCTTTTCCATTCTGCCCTGTAATCCCAAGTCATATCCTCTCCTTTATGTATTGTAGTAGTTCTTCTTGACTACCATATTTTTCTTCCCAAACTTTGTTGCCTAAGTGATGTATTCCCTCAGATCCCTGATGATGTTTATGGCACAAAGGCAAGGCATGAATACTTTTTTTACCCATACCTGCCCCAGTAATATGATGTATGCAAGGGGTGGAGTATACACCATATTCTCGTTCACAAACCACGCAACCAAACTCAACTAACTTTTTATAATGTTCTCTAGTTTCT